CCGCCACGCGGAGCTTGTCCGCCAGGCGAACACGCCACGACCAGTCGAACCACGCCCGGGCGATTGCCCGATCGGCGTCCACGTTGCCCGTGTCGAGGAGCACCCGCGGCCCGGTGCCGATGAGATCGTTGCTCTTCGTCGTCAAAATCCCGTGGACGTAGGCCGAGTTCGCCCGCTCGTACCGGGCGCGGTTGCGGAGGATCCGCCGCACCTCCGGGGAAAGGGCGGCGTTGGCGGAGAGCGAGTCCGCGTTTGCCCAGTGCCGGCTGTCGTCGCTCGTCTGCGCAGCGTCGTACCGGCCGCGGACGGTCTGCTTGACGACCGTCACGCTTCGCGGCGCACGCCGGCCCGGGGCCGCCTTGCGGCCGCTCCGCGCCTTCGGTGCGGAACGCTTCGCCATCAGACGGTCCCCGGCGGCTTGAGGACGTTGAACCGGAGGCCCCGGTGGGACGAGCCGCCGTCGGCTGCCGCCTTCGCCCGGAGGTACTTGTCCGCCTCGATCTGATCCGGCAGCGGGTGTGCCTCGACCTCGCCGGCGTCCGTGCGGACACGCCGGGGGCCTTGGGCGCCGGTGTCGATCTTGTTGGCGAGGTCGTCGCTCATGCCTCCAGAGTGGAGGCGGGCGACGAAACGAGAGAGGGGGTGTGGCGTGTTACTTCACGCGCCGGGTGACGATCACCCGCTTGCCGTCCGGACCGCTCGGGATGCTGATCTTCTTCCGCCGGCGTCCGCCGGCCTCGCTCGCCGCCGGCTCGAGGCCGGTGATGCTCGCCGCCACGGCCGCACCGACGAGGCAGTCCCACCAGTGGTTTTCGCGCGGCGTCTGCTTCCACTCGTCCACGCTGCGGCCGCGGGCCTCGACACGGACCGGGTACTCGCTCGTGAGGTGGTCGAACAGCATGTCGTGCGAGCCCTCGTGGAGCATGATCGCCTCCGGGTCGCCTATGCCGAGCCGCAGCCGCGCCGAAGTGAACGTCTTCCAGAAGTTCGTGTCGTAACTCGCCTCGATCTGCACGCCGTCGGCCGTCTTGCCCACCACCCAATTCAGCCCCGAGCGGTCGCCGCGGTTCTTGCGCGGCCCGAGCGGCGTGCCGGAAGCCCCGATGCCCTTGCCGCGGCTCGGGAGAATCGACGCGGCGAACGGGGACTGCCGGCAGAAGTTGCGCACGGCCTGCGTGGACTGGCCGTAGTTGGAGTCCACGAGCAGCTGCGAAATCCGCATCGGCACGCCGTCCTCACGCTCCCACTCGCGCGAGAGCAGAAGCCGCGCCGTCTCGTCGAGTCCGGCCCGCCACGCTGCCTGCGGAGACGCACCCTTCGCCGCCTGGGCGAGCGTGCGTTTCGCGGTCTGCGCCTCGAAGTGCGACGAGCCCTGGTCCGGGTAAGCGCCGTAGGCCACGACGTGCCCGCCGAACGACTCCGACCACGACGCCACGAGCCAGTAAAGCAACCGGTCCTGCACGTCCACGAACGCCGTGAGCTTGGTGTGACCGTGCGGGACGATGCCCCGCTTGATCGTCGTCGCCCGGAGGGCGAGCGAGCGGCGGTCGAGCTTGTCCGTCGTGATGTCGTCGGCAAGCGGGGCGTTCTGGAACTCGGCCGCGAAGGCCGACTCGCCGCGGTCGATGCGGAGGTTCCAGGCGTGCTGGATCGCGGACAACTCGTCGTCCGCCTTGCGGGCCGGCCACGCCACGCGCGAGCCCCGGTCCATCTCCTCCTGCCGCTCGGCGTAGAAGGCGTCGGCCGCCGCCGTGCCGGTGCCGCTCCGCTGCCCCTCGCGTCGCAGCTCGGCGTACTGCCCCCAGAGCTCCTCGGCGTCCGGCCACTCGTAAACGAGCTTCGTCCGCTCGCCCTGCCATGCCGGGTGCCGGGTGCGGTCGAGGAGCCGGTCCGCCAGATCGTCGGTGCGGATCACCGTGACGGTACAGAGGCCGGCGATACGCTTGCCCGGGCCGGCGAGGCCGAGGATGGCCCCGGCTACGTTCCTCTCACGGGTGGAGCACTGCGACGGGGACGCCGCCGACTCGTCCGTCTGCGGATCGTCGATGAGCACGAGGTCCGGCCTGATCGTCTTTCCGTCCGGGCGGGTGTGCTTGAGGCCGCGAATACCGCCCGTGATGCCGGCGACACGCACCGCGGCGCCAGCCGACGGCTCGCCGGCGATCCAAGGAAGCGTAATCTGATCGGAGAGCCACCCGATGCTGGTGGGCTGCCCATCGCACGTCTGCCCCTTCGCCTTCTGAGAGATCCGCTCGAGAGACCTCACCGGGTGACACGCAGCCGGGAAATCCTCCGCGAGAGCGTCGTTGTGCTCAAGGTGCCCTTTGATCGACTCCAGCATCTTCTCGGCAATCCATTGGTCCGACCCGACGACGACGACGAATTGCCGGTGACCGTAGACGAGAGCCCAAATCGACGCCCACTCGCAGAGCGTGCTCTTGCCCGATCCGCGCGGCATCGCGAAGCAGAACAGCTCGCCGCGGAGAACCGCGCCTTCGATCTTGGCGATCGCCGTGAGATGATCTGGCGACCACGCGAGCGGAAACGACTCGGCAGCGTACGTCTCGCAGAAACGCCGAAAGTCGAGCCGGCACGCTTCCCAGCGTGCTTGATCGACGCGGGCCGGGAGAGGGCCAATCTCCCGCCCCGCCTTGCTGGCGTTTCGGCTGCGCTTCGCATTGGCCGCGAGCACCTGGTCGTAGCGCTTCCGATCCTTCGCGTCGCGCTCGGCCTTCTTGTCGCCGCCGAACAGCGTCATAGCCCCGCCGCCTCGGTGATGTTCTTGAGCACCTTCCGTGCGCCCTCGAGGTCGTCGTTGTCGAGGAGCCGTCGATAGAGATCGCGGTAGGCGAGTAGCACCCACCCGCGAAGAGCGTCGGCGTCGGGAGTGCCTTCACGGGCGAGGTGATCGCGGACGACGGCGAGCGTCGCGGCCGGATCTGCCTCGGGGTATTTCGAGCGCAGCGCCTCGAGGACCTCCGCCTCACTCACCCCGGAGAGCAGCCACTCGACGACCGCCGCCGCTGCCGGCGGGCGTGGTGCGATGTCGTCGGCCACTGTCGTCCTCCATGATGGTAATTGTCACTGCCATTCCTTGGCGGATCACAAGGCCCCGGACTCCGCACGTCACGGGGAAGGACCCGTGACGTTATCCGCCGCCCTCACCAGCTCCCGGGCCAGCTCGAGCAGTCTCGCCGTCTCGACGATCACCACCGAGCCCCTACGGTTCGGACGATGCCACACGATCGGCACCCTGCCGCTCGGCGCGTCCTCCTTCGCCTGGTCGATCGCGGGCCACAGCGTCAGCCGCTCGGTGCGCTTCGCCTCGACGTGAATCGCGACGCCGTCGAGCACGACATCGGGCGAGTCCGGCCCGCCGTGGTACTGCACGCCGCGTCGAGCATCGACGCCAAGCAGTTGCCCAAGCTCGGCTGCGGCCTCACGCTCGCCTCGCTTGCCCTTGTCACGCTGGGAGCGGCCCATTACTTCTCCTCCGGCGGCGCCGGGAGCGGCATCCAGTGGGTTGGTGTCACGAGGCCTCCGTTGACGTTGCCGGAGTGCGCGTTGCCGTACCATCCCCACTTCGTCATGCAGGCAACGTGCATCTCGCAAGGGCCGTTGGGGTCGAACTCACGCACGAGGACGTATTGTCCTCGCTCCGGCAACCTCTCCTCCACGCTGATCCACCGCCGCTCCTCTCGGAGCCGGGCGATCTCGGCTCGCAGCGAATCGATTTCGTCGCGTTGGCACTCTCCGTCTTCTCCAGCGGTGCAGTGCTCACACATCGCCCACCTCCACGCCCGCCGCCGCGAGTGACTTCCTGACTGCCTCGATGCACATCATCCAGTCGCCGTACGCGACGTTGCTGCGAGCGAACGGGGGTTCCGGCAGACGCACCCTCGGCGGCGCGTTGCGGGAGAGGAGGGAGCGGATGGCGGAAATGGCTTTCAGCGTGAACTCGCCGTGAATCAGCGGGTTCGCGTTTGCGAACCACGCAAGAGCCTCCCGCTCCTCCTCCGTGAGCCACCCGCGCGGCGGCGGCGGGGCGCGGTAGAGGGGAACGACGGTGCCACTGTCTGGGACCGCTTCTTCAGCGGCGGAGCGCGAGTTGTAGAACCGCCCATCGATGGAGCCGTTGGCGTAAGTAAATCCCCACGCCACCGGCTCCGCGTCCGCCCACTGTTTTTCCAGTTCCGCGACGCGGGCCTTGAGGGCGTTGTGGCCGTTGACGAACTTTTCTGCCGTCGCCCCGACCGCCGCATCGACTCGCTCGGCCTGCGCCTCCAATTCCGCCACGCGGGCCAGCGCCGCGTCTCGCTCGTCAGCCCGCTTGTGGTATGACTCTCGCAACGACTCCCAGCGAGCGAGCAACTCGTCGCGCTCCGCCCGCAGCCGCTCCACCTCCGCGGCGGCCTCGGCGGAGGGGACGACGCGGACGGATTCGCCGCGTCCGAGCCCCCAGCCGCGCAGGATCTCGTCCCATCGCCAGTCGGCCGCACGGCAGGGAGATCCGTCGGCACGAAGCGGTTTGCCGTCGTGCGTCACCTCAAGCGTCACCCGATCCGTCCGCAGTCCGCTCTGTGACGTTTCCTCGGTCCTCGCGGCCGACGGGTGAGATTCCGTACCACGCAGCCTCGTCACCTCGCGCTCAAGCGCCGCCACCCGCTTTGGCAAATCCCGCCACTCCGGCAGCGCCGGCCGCTTGCTCGCGGCGGCGTCCTCCGCGGCGCGGACCGCCGTGTCGCGGGCGAGGTCGCTGCACCAGGGATGGGAACTCATTTCGCTTTGTCCTTTCGTCGCCAGTTCACTCGGTCGAGGTGCCGAGGGTTGTGAAATTGACCGTAGTCGCCATACAGTTCGCCGCCGCACACCCAGAAATCAAGCTCACCGCCGTTGAAGTTGAACTGCTTGTCGGCGTCGTAACTGACCGTGATTGCATCGCAGTCTCGCAGGCCACGGGAGACGAGCGGATCGACCTGCTCGTCGATCAACCGCCACGCGGGCGGAAAAGGCAAGGCGAACGGTATGTAGGCAATAAGCACTCGCCACATCACTCCCCCTCCCTCGCTTCCAGTTGTTCCGCACGCCTTTCCGCGTGGTCGCTCTCACGAAGGATCGCCACGCCGCCACAAAAAATCATCCACGCGAACGCGATGCAGACGAGCGAGAAGCTCACCAGTGACACGCGCTCGTAGAAACGGTCGTTGTTCACTTCTCCCCCTCCCGCCGCTCGCGGGCGGCGAGCATCTCGTCGGAAAAACACGGCGTCGTGTTATGTCGCAGCCATTTAGCCTGTGCGTCCCTGGCTGCGGCCCAGGCTGCGTCCCTGGCTGCGGCCCTGGCTGCGGCCCTGGCTGCGGCCCAGGCTGCGTCCCTGGCTGCGGCCCTGGCTGCGTCCCTGGCTGCGGCCCTGGCTGCGTCCCTGGCTGCGGCCCTGGCTGCGTCCCAGGCTGCGGCCCTGGCTGCGTCCCAGGCTGCGGCCCAGGCTGCGTCCCTGGCTGCGTCCCAGGCTGCGGCCCAGGCTGCGTCCCTGGCTGCGGCCAATTCGGCGTCAGTCGCCTCTCCGCTAGCGTGCCGTTCCGCAACGTCCAGCGCGGCGACAGACCTCGCATCTTGCATGAGGTTCTGCACCTGCCTTGCCGACCAAACGGCGAACAGACGCAATTCGCGATCTGTCAGGACGCCACGCCGAGTGGCGATCCACAGAAGCCATTCAGGCTTGATTGTCCGCCACGCATCGTGCATGTCGGAACAATTCGCCAACGCCCACTCTCTGCCCTCGCGGCAGGCTGCGTGACGTTCGCAAAAATCAGCAATCGTCGATCCCATCACTCCCCCTCCCGCCGCGGCCGCGGCACCACGCTCCACAACCTGAACACCGGCCGGATCTTCGGCCCCTCGACAACCTCGTCCCGCCGGTACTGGTACACCTTCGCTCCGTCCGTCCACACCACGCACTCCTCGCCATCCGGCACGAGCGGCGTCGATCCGTCGAGCGGGCCGCCGAGAAACTCGATTCGTCGCATCGCTTGAATAACGCTCGACGCTGTTTACGTTTCGCTGCCGACCCTTGAACTACCGCTCCGACCGGGACTCGAACCCGGATCGACCGTTTCCGGCCTGCTACCACGACCGAGAATGCTCAGTCCTTGCACCATCGGAGCCGCGCCACGGCGGGAAGTCGGCTTGTGTCCCGGGGACGGCGACCACCGCCAGTGGGCTTACGTTGTCACCTCCCAGCCACCCGCCGCACCGTCCGCACCGGCGCGGTGACGATCCGCGTCGTCGTCCGCGTCGCCTGCCGCACCGCCGGTGCCGCGACGCGGCACCGGCCTCCCGGGCAGTCCGCC